GGCGGCGCCGAACAGATGCTGGAAGGCCATCTTGGCTCCGGCTTCGCCGCTCTTCATCAGATCGGCGGTATCCACCGCGCCGGTGAGGCCAATATAATATAGTATATACGTCACGACCACGATGAAGGAGCCGCCAACCAGCGCCTTGGGCAGGTTGCGCTTGGCGTCCTTCAGCTCGGCGTTTATGGACGTGGCCAGTATCCAGCCCTCATAGGCGAAGGCCACGGCCACCACGGAGGACATGAGTCCGCCGCCCGCGGAAGAGCCGGTGGAGACCGCCGTGGCGGTGAAGTTCGCGGCCATTCTGCCGTTGGTGAGACCGGCAATGGTGCCGATCACGGCCATCAGCGCCAGCGGGATCATTTTTATCACCGTGGTGGAGACCTGGAACTTGCCCGCTATCCGCGGCGAGAGCGAGTTCATCACGAAATCGGCGCAGAGATAAAAGCAGGCTATGGTCATGCAGGAGCCGCCGGTGATGTCCCAGCCCAGCAGCACGCAGGTGTAGCGCGCGGAGACCCAGGCCAGCACGGAGACCAGGCAGGGCGTGTACAGCGTGGCCATGAACCAGCCGATGTTGTAGGCGTACCTGCTGCCCACGGTGGCCTCCGCGTAATCCACCAGACCGTTGACCTTGGAATACCGGGTGGCCATGGTGGCGAAAACATAGGAGCACACGATCATGATAAGGCCCACGACGAGCCAGGCCAGGATGCCCATGGGCATGTTGCCGCCCGTGGCCTTCAGCACGGCCTCCGCCTTGAAAAACACGCCGGAGCCGATGACGATGCCCACCACCATGCAGATGGCCGTGGCAAGACCGTACTTCTTTTTCAGTTCATTTTCCAATTCTATTCTCCCCTCTCAAAGCAGCTGCAAATCGTCGGAATCACCTCCGGAATGCGCCGGTACGGCATTATAACGCAATCGCCCCGGGCACGCAATACCCCCGGCGCGGGTCTGTACGTTTTGCCATTGCGGCGGCAGAAAATGCGGCGCGGATTGTATATTTTTTGCATTGCCGGGCAAGAATAGCAGCACAAACCATTCTTGCTTGGAGGTAATGAAATGGAAAAGAAAGACTCCGGCAAAAAGCTGGACGTATTTCTTGCCGGAAAGGGCTTCTACATAGTCCTTTTCCTGTGCGCCGCCATCATCGGCATATCCGCGTGGAGCCTGGCGTCGGGAAGGACTGTAAAGGAAGCCGCCGGCAACGACACTAAGCTTGAGGACAGCGGCGCCGTCAGCGGCGATTACGGCGGGACGGACAGCGAGCCCGCCGCGCCGGTGATAAACGAGGACGCCGAACCCACCGCCACGGAGACGCCCGAGGACCCCCCTGCCACGGCTCAGACCGGCACCTTCAAACAGGGCCAGGTCTGGTCTGAGACGGCGTCGGTGTACAAAAGTCCGCTTGAGGGCGAGATACAGCGCGCATACAGCATGGACAAGCTGCAGTACGACAAGACCATGGCCGACTGGCGCACCCACGACGGCATAGACATCGCCTGCCAGAAGGGCGCGGCCGTGAAGGCCGCCCACGCCGGCACGGTGAAGAGCGTCGCCAGGGACGACATCTACGGTACGGCGGTCACGGTGGACCAGGGCGGCGGCATGACGGCCATGTACGCGAACCTCACGGCCACGCCCGCGGTGAAGGTCGGACAGCAGGTTTCGGCGGGCGACGTCATCGGCTATGTGGGCGACACGGCCATCGGCGAGAGCGCCCAGACGGCGCATCTGCACTTTTCAATGGCTCAGGACGGAAAAAGCGTTGATCCCGGCGAGTACATTCCCTAAAAATTTTGCCGGGATTTAATAGCAAAATATGTTGACAACAGGGGTATTGTTTGGTACAATACCCCTGCTCGTTTGAAATGGCGGCATAGCTCAGCTGGCTAGAGCATGCGGTTCATACCCGCAGTGTCCCCGGTTCAAATCCAGGTGCCGCTACCATTTTCCGCCGGGTGTCAAACGGCATCCGGCGGAAGTTTTTTTACTGCAAATACGGGCATATCCGGCTGATTTGAGAAAAAAGTACGCGAAGCCTGTTAAAGCTTCTTTGCTTACTTTCTTCTCGAAGAAAGTAAGGCCCGGTGGTCAAGAGGCTAAGACACCGCCCCTTCACGGCGGTAACACGAGTTCGATTCTCGTCCGGGTCACCAAAGTTTTCTAAACTCGAACACGTCAGCTATATTTTTGTCGGCGGCGTATTCGGGGTCGTGATTAGCCGGGAGTAATCCCGGCTTTTCTCGTCCAACGCGCAATATGTGTTGATTGTGCGTTGAATGTGCGTTGAACGCAAAAAAGCGGGCGAGGGTGCAAACCCCCGCCCGCTTTCTTACTTGTCCGAAATGTTGTCCAGCGCGCCCGCCGCGCTGAGAACGTTGTAAATGATCTGCGCGACGGCCTCTCGAGTGATCGGCTGTTTCCACCCGAAATTTCCGGCACCGTCTCCGTTGAAAATTCCTTTTCTCTTGCAATACTCCGTTGCTTCACGAGCCCACTCGTCCGGGCTGTCTCCGGTATCGGCGCATGACGTGAGTTTCGCTTTTGCTTCTTCAATGTCCATTTCTAACCCCTCCCCGGCATTGAGCCGTTTATTAACTTCCTCTGCGATTTCTCCATGCCTTGAATAGAGCCACTCTCCCGGGCACGATTTGTTTGCAAACCATCTATGCACGGTCATATTCTGTTCCGAGACATTTCCGATTAAGCTCTTGTCTGCTTTCCACAAGAGGCGGTTAATACCGTTTCGTCTGCAAATATCGGTAACGAGGTCAAGAAGTGCGGCGTATGCTTCGTCAGATACCGGAAACGGCTCTTTTCTCGTCGTGTTCGCGACCTCGATTGTTACAGCCCGGTTGTCGTTTGAGCCCGACGACGTGCACCACGAGCGGTTATCCTCCTCGACATATAGCCCGATACGCCCGTCGCTACCAATACCGTAATTTGAACTCGCCGCCGCGTCCCGGCTCGCAAACATATGACCGCATGACTCGACGGACAAATTTCCTGCCATGCAATGAATAGTGATCGTATCTATTGCGTGGTTTCTCCTCCCCGAGTTATTCGGAGAGAGTTCGGTATAATCGACGAGCGAGCTATTACTCATTCTCTACACCGCTTTCCTCCGTAATCGCGTCTTTCGCGGTCTGCGCCGCCGTGATCGCGTTTGCAACTGCCGCCGCGTCGACTTTACCCTCTGTGAGAATGTACGTTACTACGGACGCGAGGGCCGTCACAGCACCCGCAACCGTTGTAATTACATTCTGGTCGAGTCCGAAAACCATTGCGAGGCCCGTAACCACCCCGGCAACCGCCGCCCAAAGTTTCCGACTTGAGAGCTTCTTTTTCCAGTCCATAAGATAACCTCCTTAACAGTCCCTTTTTGTGATGTTGTCATATACGATACCGCCGGACGTGTTCTCCGCTTTGCTCTTTTGTAGCGAGAACGAGAGCACGGTTGCGGTAGCCGCCTGCAAAAACGCTATAAGCGCCGTCAAATACGGGAGGCTCCCCGTGTAATTGTGCGTAACGGCGATATAGCAGAGATCGAGCGTTGTCGTCGTCGATTTGTAGTCGATATACAAAACGGCGAATACGAGGAGCTTTGAAAACGATAGATAGCCTCTGAAAAACTCCCATATTTTCGACAAAGCTCCCGCGATCTTTTTCAACTTTATTCCTCCCTCGGCGGTGTGTTCTCGAGCCTATCAATTCGTTTGTGCGCTTGTTTTGCCGAGGCTTCAACCGCCGTCAAGCGTGTAACGACTTCCATGTTTGTCTTTCTCTGCTCTCGTTGTTCGGTTTTTATTTCTTCTGTATTTGCCTTGATATAGCCTAACTCCGTAAGCATTGTCCCGGCCTCTTTTCCGTCGTCTTTACTGTCCTTTTTTGAGTTTCGGAAAAAGGCAATATAGCTAAAAACAATTCCGAGAAGCGTTCCGGCTACCCCTATGAGTGCACTCAATCCCTCCATGTTAAGACCTCTTTCATACGTTTTCGATATAGTCAAGTTTTACGGTTTCTTTCCCCGGCAAGATCGGGCAACCTCTGACGTGGTATATGCCCCCGTTCACGATAACACCCTCTCCGTCCTCCTCGTTGCAAACAATGTAAACGCCCCGCTCTGAGAGTCTAACCCAAAGCAAGGCGTTTCGTATTGCGATTATCTTCCCGGCCTTTTCGACCGTATAGAGCCCTTGGTTCATACCGTGATTTCCGTCCACCCGTTCGGATAGCTTTCCGGAGTCCACGAGTTGTTATCAATTACGGATTTCCAATACTTCCCGGCTCTGTATCCGATCTCGTCTTTCGAGAACATATTTGTTGTGCTCATAACGTCCGGGATTACCCGGTATCCGTTAAAATAGTTTAGGTCTGTCCACCCGTTAAGGTCATGCTCCGGGTCTGTGTCCTCTCTGTCGTATGTGTCATACGCGGCAATTTTGAGTTGTCCTTTCCAGTTAATACGGGTTCCAGCTTTTACGAGGCTCCCGCTCCTCGATAGCTTCGGATAAAGTTCCGGCACTTTGCTTGCCGTTGCGTCTGTCGCCGCAACCGCGAGGATTTCAATTTTTGATTTGAGCGTATTCGCAAATTCCGTATAGCGTCCCATAATCATCCCTCCGTATATCCGAGTAGTTCGAGCGCGGCCTCCGCGTCTGCGAGTTTCAGCGTACCGCTTGCTTGCTCAATCTCTCCGGTCGGTTCTACTCCGTATAGCTTGTTCTCCCCGAATTTATAGACAAAATCTTCGAGTCGAGTTTCGGTTTTCCCGTCCTCGGTCTTAAAGTCAACGGCGAGTTTGACACAAACTCCCTCGGCCTCCGCCGCGTCGCACGGCACATACGAGCCATTATCCGCGAGTTTGATAAAAACCGCCGTGTCGGAATATCCGGCGACCACGCCTCCGCTTGTGATTTTATACATAATCAAACCTCCTTAATGTCCGGCGTACCGAGCCGATCTTTATAATACGAAATCAACTCCTCCGTTTTCATTGTTCGGAGCAAGTTTTTCCAATAAAGATTATCAACTCCCCGCCATTTGTCCGGGTCAAAATCCGACGCGGCTTTGGAGACACGTTTGCAAGCGTTCTTTTGACTCGCTTATTATGCAACCGTCGTCCATGTACCGCGCGTAATGCTCCATGCGTAAAACGTCTTTGATGTAGTGATCTATTTTGTTCGGTAGTGCGATCGCGGCTATCTGCGATACTTGACTCCCGAGCCCGAGCCCTGACTCTCCAAAATTACGTATGAAATATTCCGAGAGCGCGACAAGGCGGTCGTCTAATCCGCTTTTCTCGATCTCCCGGAATACCGGCTCGTGTTTTGCTGTGTCAAAATACTTTGAAAAATCGAATAGGAGCGCGTATCCCTCCGTACCGTGCTTTCTGTAATGCTTTGTGAGAAATTGCGTTACTCTGGAAACCACGAAATCATATCCTTTTCCCTTGAGGCTCGCTCCGTTGTCTGTGATGAACGTTCTCGATAGCATAGGAACGAGCGAATAATCGCATAAGCACCGTTGCACAACTCTTTCGCTTATATGTACGCTCCGAATGTGCCTCGGCTTTCCTCGCTCTACAATATCGAACTCGTAAAACCCTCGAGATTTGAAGCTCCCCGAAAGTAATTCCCGTTGCGTCTTGAGAATGTTCGGTAACGCTGATGCTTTGTATCTCTGAGTGCTCGCTTTCCAGCCTACCGTTTTTACCGAGTCTCGGTATGCTTCGTATAAGTGCTCGAACGAAAACACACTCGCAAAGTCTCCGGCCTCTTTTGCGGCCTCTGCCCGCTTTTGTATTCTCTCGGCTTTTCTTCTCTGATACCTTGCCTCGTGTCTTTCTTCGCTTGTCATAAAAAGAAATTACCTCGCACCGTTCTTTATTTGCGCGTCGTCTAAGCGGCGTAACGGCTTAACCATGAAAGCGCGGAGGACGCGCACCCGCACCCATGCAAAAAGCGTCCGGTTATCCGTGTCGAGGTATAAATTTATCCTCCCGTTCATAGACGGTCAGAAAGGTTATATCCCCCTTTTTCATTTGCACGGCTTTCGCTCCTCGCGGAGTTAATCGGTCTGGCTAATGAGAAATCCCGGCGCAAAGCCATTCGAGTAGTTCGCGTTGTTGTTGTTGACTGTGCCGTCCGTGTTCACATTCACGAAATTGTTGGAGTTGGAGGCATTCGGCGAACGCAACCACCAATTAGCGGCGATACGGGATATAGCCTAATCACTCGGCGCGACTTCCCGTGTTTTGTCGCTCCGCTTGATTTTTGAAATTTGCGAGAGTTCGTCCGTTATAAGACCTACCCACTCTTTGAGAACGTTCGGCGGGAGCTTGTCTTGATTAACGTTCCCGTATGCGAGGTCGAGCGTGTCGAGCATAGAGTTATAATATCCCTGTGCTTGTTCGTATAGCTCTTTTCTCCGCTGTTTGTCTCTCTCCGTGTGTATGTAAATCAAATTCGCGGTCTTTACGAAACGGTATGCCTCACGCGCCGCGTTATAAAGCGGCAGAGAAAAATAAAAAGTGTAGCTCTTTGGAAGTATTCTTACGCGGTCATAGGTAAATACGTATATTTTACGGGCGAGGTCGATATACTCCACCGGAGACTCTCCTCTACGTGATTTCGGAACCGACATAAAATATTCTCTCCTCCGGCTTGCGCCCATTGAGGGCGCAAGCTATTAAGTCCGAATTATACGCAAAAGCCCGGCGCAAAGCCACCCGAGCAGCGCGCGCCGTAGCCGACTGTGCCGTCCGTGGCCACAAGCACGAAACCGCCGGAGCCGGAGGCACCCGGCGACCGCAGCCACCAAATAGCGGCGGTTGATGTACGCCCATGTTGATATTTAATCTTGCTGTTTCCGGCGGAGTAATAGGCGTATTGCGCTTGATAGCTTGCCTCTGTCGAGTTTGCGTATGTCGTGGCTCCGAAAACTTCGTACTCGGCGAGCAGGAAAATATAATCCGTCGTCGCCGTTACCGCGCTCGCCGCTGTGCTGTTGCCCGTATTGTTCGTGTATTTTGTTACGGATTTCAGCGCGGCGCGGAGTGCCGCCGGGAGAACTCCGATAAATGTACCCGAATAACTTGAGAGGCTCGTCCCGCAAATCGCGGTACGCATATTTGAGCTCTCCCAACCCCCGGAGTTCGTGTTCGTCGTGTTCATTCGGAACCCGCCGCCCGTATGGTTGTAATAGCTGTCAGTAAAGCAAATATCAGAGCCGCCAGAAAGCGCGGTCTTTGCAAACTGGAAATGAATGCGGTTAGAGCCCTCTTTTGCGGAGTTGTGATTGAACCCGATAATAAATGCGTAGTATGTACCCGAGAACGTCAGCGAACCCACCGTACCCGAGAGAGCTACCGCCTTGCGGTCTCCGATGCTCCAATAGTTCGCGCCCTGTCCCGCGTCCGAAACGGCGGAGATTACGCTCCAATCGTTATCATTAAGAGTAGACGATGCGAAATTAAGCGTCAACGAGTATGCGGTTGTCCCGCTCGTTGCGGTAACGGAGCCGCTCGTCGTCTGCCCGTTCTTTGTCGCCGTGACCGTGTACTCCCCCGTCTCCGTGACGGTGAAAACCGCTGTCCCGTTGCTCGTCTTTGTGGCGATAGTCGTCCCGCCCTTTTTCAGCGTGACGGACGCGCCGGAGTCTACGTTTACGGTAATCGTCGCGGAAAAGAACGTCAGCGCGACCGCGTAGCTGTCTACGACGGATACGTTTTTTGTGTCTGAGGTCTGCCCGTTGAGCGTCGCCACGACCGACCACGTTCCGGCCTCCGGAATATTGAGCGTACATGAGCCGCTCGCCGCTGTTCCCGTTACCGTCTCCGTTCCTTTTGTTGCCGTTACCGTTGCACCCGACGTAACCGATACGACGAGCGATAGAGCGACCCCCGGTTTACTTACCGCGTTTGTTTTCCCGATCATTTTTACACCGCCTTTATACAAGTGATCGACTGAATTGTTATCGCCGCTGTTGGTTTCTCCGCCGCGTAGACTTTAATCGTCCCGCTCCCCGATAGTGCAACGGGCGCGAAATTTCCGCTTGCGGCGTTTGTGCAGTCGAAATTAACCTCCGGTACATAACTCGACGTTACTCCGGTAAGCGTGATCGTCGCCGCGTAAGGGAAGTCCGCGTATGTCGAGTCGCTCGCCCACGCGCTCGCCGCGACTGCTACGGACGAGAAAATCAGAACTTGCGCGTATCCGCTGTGAGAATGTGAAGCGTCGGCGAAATCTGCGGCTTTCTTTCCGCTGTCCGTGAGGTTCCCGCTCGAGTCGAGACCCGCAAAGTCTCCGGAGGTCGGGGACGATACTTTCTCCGCTTTTTCCTCGTTGAGCTTCGTAATGTTGTTCTGTATTGCTGTTTGATCTGCCGCCGTGAAATATCGACCGATCGAGCTACCCGCAACCCACGCGCGGGCCGTTGTACCGTTCTGAGCTCGTGTAATCGTAAGCACATTACCGGATTTTGCAGTCATAAGCACGGTTTCCGCCGCGCTTGAGTCCGCTCCGATCGTGAGCAAATTCGGTGCACTCGGCAATACCGAGCCGTCGTTTACCGTCACGGACGTACCCGCCGCCGTGAGAGCACCCGAGAGCGAGGTTTCCGGAGAGTTTGCTTGCGCCGGGTACATTGTTTCAAGTGTCGACATTGATTAACCCCCTTTAATAGTCACCGCCGCCGCGCGAATTGCAAAACGTCTGTGAGAAAACCGCTCCGACAATTCGGCTCATGCTGTTAGGCAATATTTCGATTGTGTGCCATGTATTACGGCGTATTTTTCCGTTGTCGTCTTTCGATAGATAATCGACTATATCAATGTCGGAATATTGTTCCGGCGCTGGTATCTCCGCTCCGTCTACCTTTATTGTTGCCGCCGACGCTGTGTTTCCCTCATATATTCCGAACTCGATCTCGTGAGTATGATTTTGAACGGTATGCGTGTGCGCCGGAACGTTATGCGTGTGCGCTGGAACGCTGTGCGTGTGGTCTTGCACCGTGTGCGTGTGCTCTGAGATCGTGTGTGTGTGCTCCGGGTGCGTATGAGCTCCGGAGGCCACGAAATTCGTATAAGCAACCAACTTTAGAGACGAGTCTACAAGCGCAATATGATAACCTTGCGTGTCTATCCCGTGGTTATGTACGGCTTGTCCGTTCGTTTGGGATTGATGGTGTGCGTTTCCAGAAGTTCATCGCCGTTTTCCTGCAGATTAAAGTTCAGGCCGATATTGCAGAAGGACTTCCGCACTTTGTTAATCAGGA